GATCCGACAGTGACCGCATCGGCAAAGAACATTTGCGAGAAGAACTCGTTCGACATCTGGGCAAACTCAAAGCTGCCCTTGATCGAACGCTTGCCCACTGCGGAGTCGATGGCCCACTGGTTCTGGCTGTACAGCTCCTTGATATCTCCGCCGAAGGTGCATTTTACGTTCTGCACGGCGCCAATCTGCAGCGGCGTGGGGTTTGGGGCGGGATTGCCAGAGGTAGCTTGAGGGGCTGCGAGCAGCTGGCCCGCGCCAAAGCCTAGACCGGGGTAGAGTGCCATGGGCGTGACTCCTTGTGAAGTTTTTGTCGGGTGATGTGGCGAAAGCGCGGAATCTTATTAGTGCCCATTGCTAATAAAATTCCGCGCGGTTTGACAGAACGATTTAGATTGCGGGGGTTGCCTCGATGCCGGCTACCTGTTCCACTACTGCGGCGCCCTCCTCCGCTTCGGCACGAAGGAGCTCTTCCGCTTTGTACCAGTTGGTTTCGGCGTCCTCGACAGTGCCTATCTCGGTTTCTGCGAGCCAGAGCATGTAAGCGACGTATGCGATTTGTTCGTGTGGAAACTGCAGCATGCGGTTACTCCTAAATTTCACATACCTACGTTGATGGTGATTGGGATTGAGATAAGTGCGGGCGGTCCGCTGTTCAGGCCTTCATCGATGATTACTTCGCCGTCAATGAAGGCGTTATTGACCAGGCCGCCGAGTGTTTGCTTCGGGCCTGCACCCGTGACCGGCTGCAACGCGGCTTCGAGCGCGTCGAGATAGTTGTTCAATGTTGGCGACGTCGGCGTTTTCAGGTCGTCCGTGTTTACGGGGAAATAGCAAACCCAAAGCGCTTTCATGTCCCATTTGGTCAGGCCGAAGTGCCCCGTTTGTTTTCCGCTCTGATTCAGTTCCACCTGGTAGAGTTCTGCGGCTTCGAGGTTAGTGCGCTCCGAGAACGGCACGTAGCGGCGCGACAGAACCGCGAACGGCGTCGTGGCCGTACTGGCGAGTTGGGCCTGGGCGAAGAGCGCGGCGAAGATTTCCTCGCGGGGGTAACGGGTCATTTCCTGTTGCCCCCGTGGCAGTAACAGTTGCAGCGCAAGCTAAAGCAGTAGCAATGCTTGCCGCGGCTACAGAATTTTGTTTCCGCCGCGGGTTGAGGGTATTCACTACGGTAACCTTTGCCGTTGCCTTTGCCCCGCGGGGCGTGGTCCATTACCTCGACGAGCGACGAGTGCGGTGCTGTGGGATGGACTCCGAAGACAGTCTTAATCGGCATCTACGCCTCGTCAACCGCCTCCTGAAGCGCCGCCACGATGCCCGCGCGGCTCTCTTCAAGCGTCGACTCCATGAAGTTGCGCGCCGGCAGCCCTGGATGTCTGACCACCTTCGCAAATGCCATCTTGCCGTCGACCATGAAGGCCAGCACACCCTTGGGATCCTTCGGGCGAATCTCGTATGGGCCCGCCGTGCCGTAATTTTGGAACTTTGCATAGTAGGCCGGCCCCCCGCCAGCCTGCACGCCACCCGCGATGGTGCTGCCGTCATTCGTTACCGGGATGGTTCGCACGCTGCCGATGAGCTTGCCGGTGCGCTGATGCAGCACCTGGCCGGATAGCTTCTCGCCGGTGATCTTCGCCTGAAGGGATTCGTTGATCGCGGTCGTGCGTCGGATGAGCGACTGGATGATGCGGTCGGCCCGGCCTTGCAGTGCAGCCTCGACGCCGGTTGTGTCGACGGTGAAAGAGACGGTGCCCATCTAGGCCACCGCTTTGCACTGCATTTCCTGCCATATTTTGTTGATCTTGGCCTGAACTCTCGCAACTTCCCTCTGCGCTTCCTCGCTGAATCGAGCATTGATTTCGGCCATCTCTTCCTGAAGACGCCTTATCTTGGCCCATTTTTCTGGATGCCGCCCGCGTGGATCGCCGCCGTAATCTGAAGTCCCCATTTCTTTGTTTATGCCAAACTCGGCTGCAGTCGCTCGTAGTTGTGCCACACACCCACCAGAGTTGCCATAAAGCTGGGAAGCAATGGCAAGGCGGTACTTCTCGATTTCCTGCTCAAGTTTGGCGATCCTACTCTTCGATTTTTCTTTTGTTTTCATGTGGTTCCTCCCTATGGCTCCCACCTGCAGTCCATGCGGGCTTCGAGTTCGCGCACTCTTCGAATGAGGAACCATATCGCCAGCGAATCAGCACACAGGCCAATGCTCAGGATGAGAGCAGTCAGACCGAGGATATGCAGCGTCGTCATCCTGTCAGTGCCCTTCTGCGGTAGTTCTCAATGACCTGCAAAACCGTGGGGTCGACTTCCCACGCCGAGTAATTGGTCTGGCCGACATCCTTCTGCGAGGTCGATCGCAAGCCTTCCCAGCCGCGGCGCTTGTACGTGAGATAGACCATCTTCGTCACGGCAAGCTGGATATCCGCTGGCGTCCCGGCTGCGGTGTAGGCCATGAGGATCTTCTGTTCCGCATCGGACGAACTGAACAGATACGAGCCCGGGTTCTGAATGAAATACTGCCCGATGATTGGGGCCGTATTGACCGGCACAAATGGGTTGCCGGTCGAGAAGTAAGTCACGCCGCCATCCGCCAGCCACGGCAGAACGCTTGCGTTCACCGTGTACGGATAGCCGCTGTTTGTCCAGATGATGTTCTGGCCGTCCGTAACTATGCCGCCAGGCGATTGGTTGAACGGCGGTACCGATGCGCCCGAAATGCCGCTGCTTACTCCGCCCTTGAGGCTGGCGGTCTGAATGTAAATGCCGTCGAATACCTGCGAGCCGTTCGAGTAGGCCGTCGCGGTTATCCACGCACTCGGCAGCGTCGGAATGGTCTGCAGTTCGGTGACGGGCAGCGAATTGAACCCCGCCAGATACGTGATGGTGATGTTCTGCACGCCCACCGGGAATCGCGCCAGGATGCCCAGACCGAAGGCCGGCCAGCGTCCGGTACCGTAGTAGCTGCCTGACCAGTTTCCGGGCCCGCTAAACGGGCTTATGAGCGAAATGCTCTTGGCTGTGCCGTCGATGACGTAGCCGGGCGAGGCTTGCGAAGTCGAGGCCTGAACGTTGCTCCCGAACACTGTCAGACTTGAGACCGAGATAATCGGCCAGTTGCGCAGAAACATCCGCGGCGTGCCCGTGCCGTCGTAGGTCTCGGTGTACTGAACCGGTTGGTTATAGGGCGACGTTGCCGGGACTTGCCAATCGCGCGGACCGCGGCCAGTGCGGCGAAGCATGTCGAGCGATGCGGCGGTGATGGCCGCCTGGATTACCGTGTCGGTCGACGTGTTGTCGGGTGCGGGAACGCCGGGCATCCATGAACGCACTTGCTGCAAGGTACAGAGGTCTATCGGACTCGGCGGCATTTAGTGCACCAGCCCGCGTTGCGAAAAGACAACTGACGTCATGATCGGCTTTAGCGTCATGGCGAGGCCTCCGGTTTGCTGCATCTATAATTCTGGCCATGGATAACGACGAGCCGTTTCCGATCTCATTCTGGGTAACGCTTCTTTTGGTAAGCGCCGCAGCCGGATTGGCGTTAGCTGCCCTTGCGATTTACCTGCTCTGAGGATTCCCATGCGCGCCGGCCTGGGCAAGTCGACGCGCCGCGGGAAGACGCGTGATCCATAAACCACGCGTCAGCTTTTGGTGAAAAAGTGGGGCTCCCCGTTGAGACGAAGCCCCAGGCCGAACTAACTGGTGCCGATGCCGGTGATAACCCCAGTCAACCATGGTGTGTAATGAGCCAGGGTCTCGTTCGCGTAGGTGCCGAAGCTCCATGCGCGTTGGATTGCCGGCCACTCATACCCGTAGTAATCGCGCATCAGGAAGACTTCCCGCGTTGCCGGAATGCGGCTGGTCGGATAAGGGTTCTTCGAGATGTCGAAATACAGCGTCCCGGGCGGGATCATGGGATGGATCTTCAACGGGATCACGTTCGCGCCCATCGGAGAATCCACGGCATAACGGCTCGTATAGCCCGAGACGATCATGCCGCCGATGATGTTGTTCTGGTTGTCTCGGGTCATGTAGACCGTGTACCCGCTGGCGGTTTGGCCGCCATTCGCGAGAATTGTGTCGCTGAAGGACTTGATTGCGTCTGCGGACCCCCAAATGCCGTCGACGCCGGCCTGGTACTTCGTGAAGAAGTATTCGAGCGCGGCTTCAACCTGAGTGCATTGGCCGCCTTGTGCGCCGGTCAACGTTCCGCCGGCCAGATCCTTCCAATAGCCGTAGGTAGCCGCCCAGCTCAACAGACCGGTAAAGTCTGTTGCCTGCGCGCTGTTGTCGGTGCTCAGCCCGGTAGCATTCGCCAGTTGACCCGAGGTCGGAGGATTGACCAAGAGGGTGAAGGTGGGGAATTGCGTGATGGCCGTCAGATACGCATTCGCCGTGGTGGGCGAGGCGTTCTTGCTAATAAACCACGCGAACCCGAAGGTGCCGTTTGGATATCCGCCGGAGCCTACGGTAGCAGCCGGGCTCACGGTGAAGCTCGCCGCAAGCGTGCTGCCGGTTGTGGTGACGGAGTTAGAGGCCGCCGAGACTGCCGACATGCCGCCCGTGTAGGTGACCGCGGTTCCGGTTCCAGGAGCGTTGTAGCTGAAGGACGGAACGAGGCCGGCCGCCACGCTTGGCGCTGCCTGATAGCCGTACTGCGCATTGACCGGATTGCCGAGCGCGGTAAGCAGCACGACATAGCCGGTAAGCAGGGTCGCCGTGGTGACGGCGCCGCCGGTAACCAACGCAGCGACCGGAGCCGGCGCGGTTCCAAGTGCGAACCCGTTCTGGCCCAGAGAGCCGGTGCCGTCGTTGCCGAGGATGAGAATGCCTTCCTCTTGCAGCCATAGCGATTGCAGGCCGCGCAAGTGTTCGTCTGAGAGGTTCCCGGTGAACCCTTCGCCCGCCCACTCTGCTTCTACTGTGACGTTGCGCTCAACGCCGAGCGCCTTGTAGGTTGCGGCCGCGTTGTTCTCGTTGGGCACGCTGAGCTGTGCGCGTTGACCTTCGGGGACGCCCGCATACTGCGAGCCGACCGCGGAGGTGTACTTCCAGTTCGCCATGATGCCGGTTCCGGCGTTCACAGCGCCTGTGCGGGCAATCTGGTTGCGGAACGGCGTGTTGACGGGATAGATCAACAGTGCCGGGCCGCGGAGGTCGTAGAAGTTGTAACCGAGCGAGGTCGTGACGCCGGCCTTCTGGAAGCCCAGGTCGCCGTTGTAAGTTCCGGCGACGAGCTGCTTCATGATGGCTTCGGCGGTGCGCTGGCGCTCTTCCGATTCCTGCTCCACGCCCTTTTTAATGGCCGCGAAGAAGTTGCTCGGCTTCGAGGTGTCACGCTTGAATTT